GTGGTGGGCAGGTTGCCCAGACGGTTGCCCGACTCAACCAAGGCAGCGGCGCGACGGCTGGCACGGAGTTCGCCCGCGTATGCCCCCGCAACCCCTCGACCACCCGACCAAAAACCTCTCATGCGCCGCTCGCCCTTGCGCCACATGGCCAGCCGCTCCTGAGCTGTGGCGGGCTGCTCGTTGCGGTTCCAGTTGAAATCCTTGTTGCCGATGGAACCGGTGTTCATCTGCGGCCCCTTGCCGAAGCCCGTCCGGCCCTTGCGCTTGGCGGCTGCAATGGCCTGCTTGCGCTGCAGTGGCGCCTCCCTGGCGCTTCTGTCAAACGCACGCTGAGATGCCCTGCTGTAGGGCGTGCCGATCCCCTTCCGCGCATCCGCTTTCACCTTGGCGCGGTCAGATCCGCGAATGACGCCGGTGGGCGTGGCCATCCGAGGGAGCTTGACCTTTGGGCCCCTGGCGGCCTTCTTGGCGGCGGGCTTGGTGGCAGCCAGCGCCCCAGGCCTGAGCCCAGAGGGCTTGCGCACCGTGCTGGCGGGCCGCTTGGCGCGGGTCTGAGGGCTGGGCTGTGACGCCTTGGCCGTCAGTCTCGGCGCCTTCGTGGTCAATGCGCTTACCCCAGCGGGGCCGGGATTCTTAACTGTGCTGTAGCGCCTTTGTTTGCCGGGATTATCAATGGCATACCGAGCGCGAATTGCTGTGGTGATTGAGTTGTACATGCGCCTGTTGATTGCCTCTTTTCTTGAGGTGCGGCGGCCACCGCTTGCCGCAACCCGCTGCGCCTCTGCGTTGTCCCGCCTCTGCAGGACGGTTCCGGCGCCGCCAACACGCTGCATGGCCCGCTGTTCCTGTCCGGGGCGAGCACGGGAGAGGCCTGCCGCTTTCCGCCCCCCGGCCGCCCGCATCGCCGCCAGGCTCCGCGCCACGGGTCCACTGATGCCTCGGCCTCCCTTGGCGATCGTGCCCGAGCGGAACCCAGCCGGCCGCATGGAAGCGATCTGCGTTGCACGGCGGTTCCCCTTGGCCGTTCTGATCCGCCCGCCGCGCACCGTGGCCCCATCGCGCCCGATCCCGGTGATTCGCCCGCTGTTGTCCCGGTTCAGCCGGTTCCCGGCCCTGGTGGCTGCCCGCCGGGTTGCGGGGGTGCTGCGCTTGGGCCCCCCACCACCGGGCGAACTGGCGAACCGGCCGCGATTGTCGCGGACGTAACTGGAGCGGCGGCCTCGTGGCATGGCGGTTCGGCGGTGGATCCTCTGCGGCAGTTTTCCCGCCGGCCCGGCCACGGACTCCCGCCATTTCCCGCGTGCCTATCTGGATTGGCATGGCTAACCTCAGGCCATGCCAGCCCCCGATCCTGTCGCCGGTTTCCTCCCTGCGGACCCCGCGGGGATGGAGCTCAGCACCGCGCAAGCCTTTGAGGTGGAGCGCCATAGCCGCCTGCTGGACGAGATCAGCGACGTGCAGACACTCCGCAACTTCGCGAAGCTCCTGCTGCAGTCCTGGTACGCCCAGAAGGCGGCCACGGCCTGGGCTATCCGTCAGGGGATGCGGCGATGACCTGCGGCCTGATCCGCCTGATCTGCGAGGAGCCCTTGAGCTCCCCGCCCGGCCAGGAGGGTCGGCCGCTTGTGGTTGACATTGCCCCCGAACAGGTCGCCGCCGAGGTGGCCCGACTGCAGGGCGAGGGCTGGCAAGTCGTTTCCGAATGGCCCCTCTGATGAGCACCAATCCCCCTGATCCCCAGTGGCTCGCCTCGGCCCGGCAGATCGTCGCGCAGTTTGAGGGCTGCGTGCTCACCGCCTACCCCGATCCCGGCAGCGGCGGCGACCCGTGGACGATCGGCTACGGGCACACCGGGCCGGAGGTGGTCGCCGGTGCCAAGATCACCCAGGCGGTCGCTGAAGGCCTACTGGCTGAGGATCTGCGCCTCAGTGCTGCGGACGTGTTCCGGCTCCTGCCGATGGCCGGAGGGTGGACCGCGAAGCGGCAGGCGGCCCTGATCTCGTTCAGCTTCAACGTGGGCGCCAAGGGCCTGGAGTTCTCCACTCTGCGGCGGCGGTTGCTGGCCGGCGAGGATCCTGACGCTGTGGTGAAGGCTGAGCTGCCCCGCTGGAGCAAGGCCGGCAGCAAGGTGATGGAGGGCCTGGTGCGGCGCCGGGCGGCAGAGGTGGCCCTGTTCCTCGCCGGTGCCCCTACCCCTGTCACGACCGCCACGCCACCACGCCCGCCCGGTGGCCCTGCTCCTGATGGCCCGCCGATCTGGCCGCCGGGAATGGTGGGCCCAAAGATCCGCCCCAGCCTTAAGCCCGGTGATCACCACCTGATCGCCAACGACATAAATGAGACGCTCACGGCCTGGACCCATGACGGGCGCCGGCTGTGGCGGCTGCCCTGTTTGTGCCGAGGGCAAGGCAAGGAGGCCGAATGGAACCGCACGGGCACCGACACCCCGCCGGGCCTCTACCGGATCGGCAAGGTCTACCGGGACTACGAGCAGGATCCGGCCGCGAACTTCACCCCCGATCGCCGCGCCTATGGCTGGTATTCGTTTGACCTGGAGGGCCTGGAAGGGCAGGAGGGGCCCACCAGCAAGCCCTACCGCGACGGGATCATGCTTCACGGCGGTGGATCGGCCTGCGGCTGGCCAGGTGCCTGGGGCCCGCGGCAAACCCTCTACCCGACGCTGGGGTGCATCCGCCTTGCGAATCAGGATTTGCGCGATCGGATTTTGCCGCTGCTCGATCTGGGGACCGTGTGGATCAGCGTCCTGCAGGAGGCCGCATGAGCGCGGCCTTGGAGCGCGTGCGAACGCAGCTTGATGCCCTGCAGCAGGAGATGGAGGCCGTGGCTGCCGTGGCGGCCGAGGTGGAGACGGTGCAGCACAACTGCGCCGTGGCCATGGAGGCGGCCTATGGCGATGCCGCCAGCCGCTGCGAGGCCGACCGCGAGCAACTGATCCAGCAGGGCCGGGATCTGGAGCGGCAGCGGATCCTCCTGCTCGTGTCCCTTGTCAGCGAGAGCGTCAAAGAGGGCGGCAGCAACGCGATTGCCTTGGCGACGCTCCGGCGGATGATCCTGGGGGAGAACGATGACGGCTAAAAGCGCTTTCACCGGAATCATCACCCCCAGTCCTGATCGGTTCCGCCCTGGGGACTTCTGGAGAGGGCCCAATGGCCGCACCTACACCGCCCGAGGCTTGCGCGGCTTGCCGGGCCACGTGTGCCTGATTCCCGTTGCCGGTGGACCTCACGTCCTGATGAGCAGAGATGCGGTGCGGGGATTCCAGCGAACAAAGTGGGGCGGGAAGGCGTGAGCGTCATGCCCGTGTCTTGATCTACACTTTCCGCGGAACGCGCTTTACCAAGGCCCAAGGGTTGAGATCCTTGGGCCTTTTTGTGTGCCTACTCGTCCCCAACCTCTCGCCCTTGGCTGATCAGCAGGGACCGATAGGCCTCCATCAGCCGCTGCAGATTGCGATGCGCCACGCAGGAGCCGCCGGAGCAGATGCGCCATAGGCGCTGCCCCGGTCGGCTGTCTGCGGTCACCACATGCAGGAGGCCGTCAATGTCCACCGCGATCAGGCGTTATCAAAGATGGTGTAGACATTGCCCAGCACATTCAGGCTGGCGCCGTACTTCACCAGGGCGCCAGCATCACCCTCTTCCTGTTTGGACGAGATCCGGCCATAGCAGAGCTTCTTCTCCGTGGTGCCGCCGGGGCCCACACGCAGGTATTTCACGGCCAGTTTCTCGGCGACACCGAACAGGCGCATGATTTCCATGATCTTGTGGTCAACGCTCTTGTGGACCGTCATGCCCTTAAAGGCAATCGAGGAGTCGGTACTGATGCCAACCGAAATCGAAGCGCCGCGCACCACCTGATCGTGGGTGATGACCTTCTCATCGCCTGCCTGGGTCTGCAGGGGGGCGCCGGTGACGTTCAGGAGCTGAATCGGCTTGCCGGTGCCATCCAAGGGGTAAACGCCCGTGGTGACCGTGCCGGTGTCAACTGCGCTGGTGATGTTGCTGCCGGTGAGGTCGTAAGTGAAGGTCGTGGTAGTGGGGGCGGCCTTCACGGTGAAGGTGCCGTTCACGGCGGTGGCCGTGGTGGCGGCCACAAGAGCCTTGTCGCCAGCGACCAGGCCATGGGCGACGCTGGTGGTGATCGTCACCACGTTAGAGGCGAGCGCCACGTTGGTGATCGTCCTGGTGGAGCCGTTCACCAGAAGCTGAAAGGTTGAGGACGATCCGGTGGTGCTCACGCTGCCGGTGCCACTGATCGCGTTGGCGGTGTTCAGCCAGGCGCTGAGGTTGGCGCCATTGTTGGCGGCGGCGGTGGCAGCATCCTCCAGAACGACCGATGCGAACCGCATCGGGACGAGGTAGTGCTGAACGTCCAGTGCGGCGGCGTAATCGATCGTGGAGGGCATGGCCTGGGGTGGGTTCTCTACGCGGAGTTTTCCCGGCTCGCCAGAATCAGCACCGCGCCGGCCTGCGCAGCGGCAAACGCTCGCCCCTGCACTGCATCAAGCGGCACCCGCAGGGCGATGACCTCCCCGGCCTCGGAGGCGAACTCCCGCACCCTGCCCACGGCGCTGGCCCTGGCGACCAGGAACCCGCCCCAGTGGCTCGCATCCACCCGGTAGGGGGCCAGCAGGATCGCATCCTCAGCCGCCCAGCAAAGCCGCGGCGGTGGGGTGACGCCTCGGCCCTGGGCTTCCAGATCAGCCAGCCACGGGCCATCCAAGACGAACCCCGGCAGCAGGTTCCGCTCCAGCAGCTCCAGCAGGGCGGCGCCGGCCTCACTGGGGGGCCTGGGGGCTTCGGCCACGTCAGACCAGAAGGTGAACTCCCGCAGGCTGTAGGGCTCGGGCCGGGCCTCGCGGTTGCGGTTGGCCTCGGCGAGGATCAGGGCGATCTGCGCGGTGCTCTGCTCCTCCCGGTGAAGCCGCTCCCTTTCGGCCGCATAGCCCGCCGCGAGGGCCTGGAGGACGTAGCCGCCGGGGAGCTTGCCGAAGCGCTCGCGACTGAACTCGGCGGCGCCGGGCCAGAGCCTGCGGCATTCCCAGTAGGCGCGGGGCCAGTCGGGTCGATCGCAATCGAGTCGCTGACCTCCTGCAACTTTCCCAACGCCTCCTCCAACGCCCGCATTTCGGCCGCAGGGTCAGGCTTCAGGCCAGCGCCGGCCCGCTCCTCCTCCTGCTCAAAGGCGTGCAGGAGCTCCAGCAGGGGCCCCGGCAGGCGGCGGGTCTGCTCATCGGTCCATGCTGGCTTGATCCGCTGCAGGATCACGGTCACAGCTCGGATCGTGACACGGTTGCGGATGGTCCTGGCCTGCTCCAGAAACGGGCCGATGATCTCGGCGTGGAGCACCTGGAGCGACTCCTCCTCCGGGCTCATGCGGCCGGCATTGGCGCCCATGTCCTGCGCCAGAAGCCGGGTGAGCAGGCCATAGCACCAGTGCGCGGTGCGATCGGTTGCGGCTTGGCTGAGGGCCACAGCGGCGGCGGTGATCAGGCGATAAAGCGCGTTCTGCGGGTCAATCTCGCGGATGCTGTTCAGCTCATCCACCGTCAGGTAACCCAGCCGGGGAAGGGTCATCTCTCCGCCGTTCCACGCGATCGTGGTGGTCGGCTGCTCAGGAGCCTGGGGCGCTGTTTCCCAGGGAAGAAGATCAAAGCTCACTGCAGTTCGCGCCAGGCTTGGATGAATGATGCCCGGTATTGCTCGCGGTAGTCATAGGGCTCCAGGCCGGCGATTATCACGGTTCCCAACACCGCCGAAGTCCAGGGCCTGGCGGGCAGGTTGACGAGGGGTCGGGTCTTGTCACCCCAGGGGTGGATGTTGGCGCCGTAGTGAACGGCTGTGGCATAGCCCACGGCCCAGCGGAAGGTGCAGAGGCTGCCGGTGATCTGGAAGCTGTTGGAAGCCCGCAGGGTGCCGAGGTCCACGATGTTGCGGGGGCTGGTGACCTTGAACCCCTTGGTGCGAGTGCCATCACGCCGATAGGTGCCGCCGCGGTAGGTGGTTCGGGGCCAGGGCCACACTTTGGAGCCCAGGGCATCTTGAAAGGCGCTGTTGAGCTCCGGGAACACGATCCGCGCTGCTGCCTCGGACGCTCGCTGCGCACGGGTCAGGGTGGCCGGGTTGACCCGCACGGTGGCCCTGGTCGCGAGCTTCATCGGCCGGCCGCCCAGGTGCCGGTGAACTCATCGCCGGCCTCGACGCGGATCAGGGCGTCAATGCCGCCGACGCCTGAGAGGGTGGCGATGGTGACCCAGCCGCGCTCCGCTTCGGTGGTGGTCGGCAGGCTGGCCAGATCGCCCATGAAGGCCTCCAGCTTCTCGCCGCGGGGGAACCCTGTGGGCCGCAGACCGGTATCGGTCCAGCTCCAGGCGGTTCCCGCGTCCAGCCAGTTGGCGCCGGAGGGCACCACGGCCCAGCGGGTGATGTTGCCCTCGATGCTGCCCGAGCCGATGGAGCGCCCGCCGGAGGGTTGTTCGCCGCCGGGGCCCTGCACCTCGGCAAAGGCCTCAATCACCACCAGATCAGTGGCCCGCTGCAGCCCCTCCCGCAGGCTGGTTGCCGCTGCGGTGGGGCGCCGCCAGAGCAGGCGAAGATTCGCGAAGGGGGCGAAGGGGGTGGCCATATATGGGTTAGCGGCGGCGGGGCTTGCGGGGCTGCGCTGGCTCCTGCGCCAGTTGAAGCGCCTGCCGAATGGTGTCCTTGTCCAACAAGTTGCCAGACTTGACGCCTACTCCATCAATCCCTTGATATTTGATGAACTTTCGCTTGCTGTAATAGCTAAACACAGCTTGCGCTTGCTGCTTTGTAATGCCGCCAAGTTTCTGTATCTGACCTGTCAACGCCTGCTCCGCTTGCACTCTCCTGCCGGCAATGTCCCTAAGCGCTGAGCGGGTTTCCTGGGGGAGCCTTGAGGGGCTGCGCGTTGGCTTTTGTGCTGCCGTCTTGCGCTTTGGCTTTTGATTTTCGCCGGATGGCTTGCGATCGGGGCGAGGCTGAGCGGTTGGAGCCGGGATGCCGGGGCGAGACTGCGGAACGAACCCTTTGGGGAGAACGCGGCTGGTCATGCCCCTCTGCGGGCCGATCCGTTTCACCCCACGCAGGAACTCAACTGCTCGCGTTGCGGTCACCTGGCCAATCGCTGCCCGGCCAGCCTGCTTCTTCGTTTCCGGCTGTGCCTTGATGCTCCGGTTGTAGTTGGCGATTGCCCTAGCCTCGGCTCGCTGCCGCTGCCCTTGCCTATCCCTTCCCTTTGCCGGCAGCAACAACTTTGGCCCCTGGGGCGCCGCAGGCTTGGCAGCCTTGGCGGTCCTGGCAGCAATGGCGCCCGGCTTGAGGTCACGGGGCTTGGCGATCGTGCCGGAGGGCCGTGCTTTTTTGCCTTGAATGTTGGCCAGGCTTGGCGAGGCATCTGTAGGCATCTCCCAGGCTTTGCGCCGCTTCCCTGACGGCTGATACCTCCCGAGGATTCGCGGCCCCCGAGCGCTAGGGCTGGCCGCCCACTTCTTGGCCTCCGTGACGTTGCGGAAGTCCTTGCGGTTCATCACCGGCGAACGATCGCGCTCGTTGAAAATTGACGCCGTTGCTCCCTTCCCGTCCAAGTACACGTTCACTCTCCGGCCACCGGGCAGGCTTGCGGTCTGCCTGCCTACCGAGCCAGCGGGCTTTTCCCACTTCAGGGTTGCGGGCTTGCGTGCAGGGGTGGAGGGCTTGGGCTGGGCCGCCACCGGCTTGGCGCTCTTGGCCGCCGCTTTCCGCATGGCGCCCCCCAGTGCAGACCTGCCCGAGAACGACCGCACCTTGCGGGCCTTCACGTTGTCGGCCTTGCCGCTCAAGAGGTTGCCTTGAGCGACCGCTGCGGTCCTGATCCGCGCCGAGCCCTTGGTTCCGGTCTTGACCCCATCGCCTGCGTATCGGCCGTCGTTGTACGACTTGCTGGCCGTGCTCTTTGTCGCCGCAGCCCGCTTCAGGTAGGCCTTTCTGGCTTCAGCCTTAGTCCTGAACGTGACGCGACCACTGCCCCGTTTTGCCGGGTCATAGCTGCCAGCCCTGATGCGGGCGCTTTGCGCCGTGCTGCGGACCCCGAAACGCCGCTTTGCGGTCTGCGCTTCTGCCCTCTGAAACTCGCTGAGCTTGGCCCGCGTGCCGACCTGGCTGGATGCCAGCGTTCTGTCCGTCTTCGGCTTGTAGCCCGCCGCCGCCGACCTTCCCCGCTTGTAGTCCTTGGGCGCCACCAAGGCCACCGGCCCTGCCGCCGCCTTCCGCCCTCCCCGGATCACCCCCGCCGGCCCCTTCCCAGTCATTTGCACCGTGGAGGAAGCACGCACCTTCCCGAGGCGGTTGACGCCCCTGGTGACGGCGCCCTTCTGAGCCCGCAGGCTGAGCGATCCCCGCAGGCTGCGATCGGCCGGGTTCTTGGCGGCCAACTTGGCGCGGCTGCGGCGGAGGCTCCCGCGGGCCCCAAGGGTGCCGCCAGTGACCGTGGCCCTGGCTGCGCGGCGAGAGGCGGGCGTGCTGCGCTTGGGCGGTCCGCCGCCCGGCGTAGAGGCAAAGCGCCCGCTGTTGTCGCGCACGTAGTTCGTGCGCCTGCCTCTACTGCCGCCGCGGGCCATGGGATCGGGGGTTACTGCCGCAGTTTTCCCGTGGCCCCCTGCTCAGCTCCGCAGCAGCATCCCGCCGCCGCCGGCTGCACCCTGCGGGGCCATGCGCTGCACGTTGAGGGCCTGGGCGATGCGTGCGGTCAGCAACTCAATCCGCTCATCCCGCTGCCCCTGCGCCGTGGCCCTGGCGCCGCCGCCGAAGCGATACCGGGCCTTGAGCAGGGAGGTGTCCCACGAGAGCTTGCCGGCCTGGCTGAGCTGCTGGGCCCGCGTGGGGGAGGTGCCAGGAATCGGCCCGTCGTATTCCTCGGCATTGCCAAGGTGGGCGGTGCCTGCATCGATCTCATCGGCCTGGGTCGTCTCCAGGGTCACGATCTCGTCCACCCATCCCTGAACCTGCGTCACGGTGGAGGGCGCCAGCGCGGCGACCGTGTTCATCTGCTGGATCAGCTCCGTCAGGCTGCCATCGGTCGCGGGCCAGCCGATGTAGGTGCGGATCAGGTCGCGATCGTTGCGGGTGCTGGTGGCCGTGGGGCGCCAGAGCGGGTCAAGGGTCGGCAGGATGGCCATGGATCAGGACGCGCTCAGGCTGCCGTGAGTTTTCCCGCAGCCGGATCTTCCAGGCCCACGCGGGGCCCGTGGAGGCTGCCGAACCAGAACCGGCCCTGCGGGTCAAGGCTGTTGCTCAGCAGCCGCAGGATCTGCTCTCCCTCGTGGTCATCGGTGACGGTGGCGAGCATCCGCAGGCCCTGCTGAGCGGCGGCAGCATCGCGGCGGAGGGCGGCGACGGACAGGGCCTGCAGGAGGCGGAGGGTGGGGCTGCGGGTGGGCATGGGTGGCTGAAGGGGTGGATCAGGAGTGGTCAAGGGGTGGAGGGGTGGATCACTTGACGGGCTTGTAGCGCTTGAGCTTCTTGGGTTTGCCGACCAGGGAGAGCTGGCTCATGCCTGTGTCTACGGCGCGGATGCGGGGGTTTTTCCGCATGATGCCAATCCCGTAAACGCCGGTTCTGGTCTGGGTCAAGATGTTTTCCCGCCGCCTCCGCTGCCTCGTCGCTGCCTGGCTGCGAATCGTGGCCATGCTGCGCTTGCCCTTGATGCCGAAGCGCATGGAATCGCGGGTGCTCCTGACGCCGTAGCGGCTTTCTGCGGATCTCCGGCGGGCCCGTTGCCGTTCGGTTGCTTTGATGCCATCGCGCTTCGGAGCGGGCTGAGGCGACCTTGGCGAGGGCGCAGCCGCTTTCCTTTGGGGCGCGGGCCGCGAAAGCGCTGGCAGCTTCTGGCCGCTTCGTGGGTTTGACAGGAACTCCGCGGCCCTACGGCGAACCGCAATCGTTGTTTCTACCTTGTTTTTGGGGCGGCTTCCGCCATAGGAAAGCGATTGCCTGTACTGAGAATCGGTCATCGGCCCTAGGCCGCTTCTGGTCGCCCTGACCTGCAGCCTTGCTTCTCCTCTGGCGCCCCTTCTGCGGCCTTGCTGCTCAAGCCTTTGCCTGATACCGCTCGCCGGAACGCGGCTCATAATCTGTTGCGCTTTTTTTACTCTTTCCTTGTCTTTAAGGTTCTTTGCTAGACCGGAAAGCACTTCGGCGCTTGGTCGCTGCTGGCCAGCTTTTGCCCCTCTTTCGTAAAGACTGTAGGGCGCAACTGCGGTGTAAAAGCGTCCGGCCCTCTCTCTCACAATTTGCGATTGCCTTGCCTTTCTTCCTGCCCTGCCTTGGCCAATAGCCTGAAGCCTTGAAAGGATCCTTTCACCTCTAGCAAGGGATGGCGACTGCTTGAATCCCGCTTTTGCTTGTGTTTTGGCGCCGGGTTTTCTTTGGTTAGCTGGCAGCGTTCCGGTCCGCCGATAGTAAGCGCTAGCCTGTTGTGCTACTTGATATGACTTTGTGCGCTTACGCGCTTGCAATGCCGCTTCTTTGCCTGCTTTTTTTCTTGCCAGATTGTCCCTTGCGGCTTGGCGTATTGCCGACGTTTCCCTCCGTTGGTATTGCGGTATTGGCTCCCTTAGCCTCTCAACATAGCCCTTTTGAATGAGAATAGCAGTTCTATCAACTCCATAGAGCTTGTTTCTGGGTGGATTTTTAATCATCTCGGCTAGCTTTCTTTCTTCCCTGGCCAGGATTTGCGCTCGGCTTCTTTTGTCGGCCTCGGTCGTCTTAGTGAGAAGTCCCTTTTTAACGGCGTTGGCCCGCTTTCGTTCAGCAAGCGATGCAGCCTTCTTGCGGATAGTCCCAGCGGGGCGGGCAGCCTTGGCGGTCGCCTTGATCTGGCCGCCGCTTCCGGGGATGGCTCGGCCCATCCTTGCCCCTTTCGGAGGTGCTACAAGGCGAGACTTGCCGGGCCTAAACGCTCCTGCCACGCGCTTGACGCTGTAGGTGGCTGCAACATTGTCTCGATTCCCGGCGCGATACCAAGACCCCAAGCGAAGGGTGTCAGAGTTCATGTTGCCTTTCAAGTATTTCACGGCCTGAGATGCGGTCATTAGGCTCCTGTTGGCCTTGCCCAGCGCTTTACTTGCTTTGGAGGATTTAGCTTTTTTCAGGCGTGTTTCAGCTTGCATAACTGCATATTTTTTCTTGTCGTAATTATCCATCGCTCTTTGCAGTCTCGCCTTTGCCTGGCTCGCTCCGTTCACGGTCGCCCGTGCCGACTTGACTGGGGTGGCTGGCCTAGCCACGGGCTTCACCCCACTCCGAACCTTCCCACCCCTGCCCACAGTCCCCGCCATCGGCGCCCGCTTCATCCGATCCAGCACCGCCCCCCGCTGGTTCCCGGCGGCGGTCCTGAGGCGGCCACCCCGAGCCGTGGCGCCGTTCTTACCCACCCCGGTGATCTTGCCGCTGTTGTCCCTGGTGATCCGGTTCGTGCCCCGCTGCGCTCGCCGTGCGGCGGGCTTGGCCTTGGCCGTGGTGGTGCCTGTTGAGGCGAAGCGCCCCCGGCCATCACGGACGTAGGTGCGGCGGGCGGATCTTCGGGCCATGGCGCTGACGGTGCTACCGCAGTTTTCCCGTCACGGCTTGGGCCTTCTGAGGCGGCTGCGGCGGCGGGCGGCAGGGTTCGGCGATAGCCCCATGGCCTCGCGGTAGGCCCGCATCACCTGGAAGTCGTAGCGGCGGCCGGTGCGGAGGCCGGCGTAGGTTTCGGCGATGAACTCGGAGGGGTTGGTGGTGGCGTAGCGGCTGACGCGACGGGCGAGCCGGGCCACCTCTTGACCCCGTACACGGCGGGTCCAAGGGTCAAGCGTGAGATTGGGAGTGAGCCAAGTTTCTTTATGTGTGCGAGCCATCTTTGTTCTAATGTTTCCAACGGTATCCCTTGTGTGCCCCATTTCATGCCACAGCGTATGAACGGGTGACGATGTAGACTTGTAGCCGCTTCTCCTTTCTTTTATTTTGTTACCGGCTGGATCCAGCCATCCTGTACTGTTTCTATTAAGCTCCACTCGCGATTCGCCACGGGGAGCCCGCGCATAAGTCCCCCCTCCGCCTCCATACACAACAACTTTCATCCCCTTTGATTCAAGCCATTTTTTGGCCGTTTTTATGTTTGCCAGCGTCACTTTCCGCCTTTCGCTTATCGGAACGTTATTTGCGTTCTGAAACGGATTCTCCCCCCTCCTCGGCCTTGCCATGGTCCCCACCGGCCGCGCCACCGCGTTCATCAACTCCCCAGGCCTGAGGCGGCTTGTGGCGGGGCTGCGGGAGGTCTTGGGCTTCGGGGTGGCCTTGGGCTTGGCGGCGGGCTTTAGGATGCCTCGTCGTACCGGAATCACCTGGCGACGGTCCAGCCACTTTGTCGCATCTTGCGCAGGAGAAACAAGCCATCTTTCCTGCGGCCGATAGTCAAGATGATCTCGTACCTTTGTTATTCCTTGGGCGCGATTTCTGGCGCGTACCTCCATTGGTGCGTTGCCGCTGATAACGGCTGCCTTGTCAAACTGCGCCCTGGGAACCCTTAGCCGTAAAATTGTGCCATCTTTCTTGGGTGAATACTGACGCGCTGTTGATCTATGACTTGATGAATAAACACCGGATCCATAAACACCGCCCCTGGACTCCTTGAACCCATCCATCCGAATAGCCTTGGCAGCCTGCTTATTGGTGCCGTGGTATTGAATCTTGTAACTCAACCGCTTAGGCGGCTTTGACTGCTTCGGGGCTGGCTTTGCGGTCTTTACTGGCTTGCTTGTTTGCTGCTTCCGTGCGCCTGCCATCGCCCTCTTTGCGATAGCCGCTAACTGCTCAATGTCACCGCTATTCTTTAGTGCTCCACGCTTTCGCATGGCCTGCGCGGCGGCGCCAACCTTTGGGAACCGCCCCTTCTGCTGCCTGATGATTCGGAAGTTGGCCTCCGGTGAGAGGCTTTTTGTCTTGATCGTTCCCGCTGGCTTGACTGTTTTCAGCCTTGCCGTCTGCGTTGCCCGCTGATTCCCTGCCCCAGTGCGGAGCCTGCCCCCTCGTGCGGTCGCCCCGTTCTTGCCGACGCCAACGATCCGGCCGGAGTTGTCGCGGGTGAGGCGGTTCGGGCCCCTGGTGGCCGCCTGCTTCGGGGCTGGGCGCGATCGAGCGGTGCCGGTGCTGGCAAAGCGCCCCCGGTTGTCCCTGGCGTAGGTCCGCCTGCCCCTGCTACCGCCCGCCACTGAAAACGCTGCTACTGCAGGAGTTTTCCCGGCTTGCCCTCTTCAGTCGGTCAGCACAGGGAAAGCGCCAGTCCAGCCGCGCTCACTGTCCAGGAATCGCAGCAGTTGCTGAGGGCGCTCCGGGGCAAAGCCCAGTTTCAGCCCGTAGGCGGTGGGCCCGATCAAGCTGCCGTTCACCGACCAGCCGGTGCCCATTGTGAGCTGGTGGAAGTGCCCGAAGAAGCTGTGGTCAGCCCTAATCCCCTGGTCCTGCCGGTGGACCCATTTCTGGAGGGGGATCGTCAGGCCACCGATACCACCGCCGTAGCGGATCGCATCGCCATGGTGAAACCGCAAGACCTGGCCCAGCACTTCGACGTAAAGGATGTTGCCGTCGCTGATGCGCCATTCCAGGCGGGGCTCTCCCCTGTAATGCCGGCGCAGGCTCTGATACATCAGCCATTCGTAAGACGTGGCGTGGGAGTTGTCCGCCTGCATCTTTGGCGTGGTGCGCCCGTGGTTGCCGTAACTGCAGGGGATCACGATGCGATCAAAGCCGCCATGCTCCAGCAAATGATCAATCCCAGCAACAATGGCCCGCTCGCATTCAATGATCTGCTGAGTCGGTGACAACTCCTGTAGCTGAGCCTGCTCAGGATGCAGCCAATTATCTATTAAATCCCCGCCCAACCAGAGCACCATCTGCCGAATGTCGCAACTGCTGCGCACCATGCGGACCACCTTCAGTGCATTGCGAAACAGCGTTCCGGCTCGCCGGTGGAACTCGTCCACGTCGTAGGCGTTCAGGTCGTTCACCGATTCGGCCCGCACCACGGCCCCGCAGTGCCAGTCAGAGCAGAGCAGGATCGGCACCGATTCGGATCGGTCGCCGTGATCCTCGGCAGGCGTCAGCGCGGCAGCCGGGGCGATCTCGCGAATGTCCAGGGCGGTGGTCAGGGAATCCAGCGTGGTCGCCAGTTCCGCAAGGGCTCTATCACGATCGCGCTCAGCGGTTCGAGCCACCTCCTTGATCTTGCGAAGTTCCAACTGCAGCGCCAGCAGCTCCTCAGACGTGTCGCTGCGCTTGCCGTTTGGGCACATGCCAGGCAGACAAAACGGTCGGCGCTGACCGGCCTCCTCTTGCCACTCAAACGAGCTGTCGGGAAGCCAGGCCCTGCACGCCTTAGATCGCCGGCATTGGTAGGTGCGTTCAGCCATGCTTTTGGCAGCGATTCAGGCTGGTTGCCCTAGTTTTCCCGTGACTGGGATTCCAGTAACGGCGCCCCTACCCCACCGGCACCGGCGCTCGCTCGATGTCGGGATACTGCCGCCGCTCGCTCGGGGAGGGCTTGCGCACGGCCTCCTCCAGCACCTGAGAGGCACGGGCAAACGGCCAGCTCTTGCCGGCGGCGAACTCTCGGGCGGCGTCCTCGCGGGCCTTCTGCCAGTACGACTCGCGCAGCAGGGCGGCCCGCAAGGTGGGATCGGGTTCCTCCACTGCTTCGGTGGCCACGGGGGAGAGGGAACACCGGCAGCGAGGGTGCCCCGGCGCCACGATCTCGTCCAACCGGTAGATCCGGCCATGCCGGCTCGCGCACACCGGACAAGTCCGCTCATCCTTGGTGGCGATCCACCGGGCGTAGCCGAACCCGTTGCGGGCCGCTGCTGCCTTCTGTGCCCCCACGTAGGCGTTGGCCAGCTCGCTGCGGGCGATCAGCTCAGCCCGCTGCTCCAGGCCCAGCCGGTTGTTCAGCCCCTGCGGATCGCGGGCCCCCTGCAGGGCGGTCCTGATCTCCCCCTCCAGCACGCGGGGCCCCTTCCCGCGGCCGATGCCATCGGTGACGATGCGGGCGATGTTGTCGCGAAAGGACTCCACCTCGCCCCGGATGTAGGCGCTGGCGGTGCTGGCGGCAGCCTCCACGGCGGCCTTGGAGGCGCCCACGAACACGCCCTGCGCAGCCGCGTCAGGGTTGGCCGTCTGCGCGAGCTGCTGCCCCAGGTCGCCCCCCAGTGCCACCGCTTCGGCGAAGTCCTCGCGGTAGCGGTTCTGGAGCCACTGGAGCTCCCGATCCGACGCGAAGGCCTGGGCCAGCTCCAGGAGCTTGCGAAACTTGGCGGAGCCATCGGCGATCGAGTACGACCCCGGCCGGCGCGTCACCCCATCAGCGCTCTGCTGGTCGGGGAGGTTGGGGTCCACGAACTGGCCGTAGAACCGGCGCAGATCCCGCAGGGTTCGGACCAGGGAGCGGCGCAGGGCCGCCTTGGTGTTGCTGACCGAGCGATCGGCCAGGGTGTCAAGAGCGGCGGCGTAGTCATCCGCGAGCTGGAGTTGTTGGTCGCCGATCTGCGCCATCTCAGCTCAGCGGCAGCCCCTGCGCATCCACGCCACCGCCTGCGAGGTCGTTGGGGCCCGGCACCGGCGGGTTGTTGAGGGCCTGCTGGCGGGCATCCTCGGCGGCCAGATCGGCGGCCTCCTTCTTGCCATCCGCGCCGGGGCGGAGCATGCCGCGCTTTTGCGCAAGGTGCGTGACCGTCTCGCGCATGAGCAACCCCTTGTCATAGAGGGTGCCGGCGAGGGTGAGCAGGGCATCATCCACGGGCTTATCGGTGATCCCCGGCAGCAGATCCAGCCCGGCGCCGGCTTGGGGCATCTCCCCGGTGAAGACGCCCCAGAGCTGAAACATGGATTCCCAGGCGCTGCTCTTGGCCTCGGCCATCGTGGTGATGGTGGCCTGGAGCTGGGCCCCCTCCAGTTCGGCCTGTGTGGCGGTGCGGTTGCTGCTGCCGCTGAACAGGAAGCTGAGCGTGCTGCGATCGATCAGCTTCTCGATCTCCTGTAGATGCTGCAGATGCTTGTCCAGGCTGCCGCCGGAGGGTTCGGCGAACGAGAGCGAGCCGTTGGGATCCTTGATCTCCACCAGGCTGTTGGGCCCCAGCGTCAGCGGCTGCCCCGGCGCCCGTCCGGCGTCCTTCAAGACAGTCACCGGCAAGGCGCAGCGGTGCAGGAGTTCCTTCAAGTCGGAATACTCCCTGAACCAGTCCAGGGTGAGATTTGCCAGGCTCAGCAGGGGGATCCCGCCCTCTCCAAAACCATCGCGGGTGGCGCCGTACCAGACCACCGGCGGATACTGCAGCGGCTGGCCGTTGGCACCGGTGAAGACGCCCTCCTGCGGGCGGCCCTGCTCATCGGTGGCGACCTCCACCTGATAGTTGGCCGAGGCCCCCTTGCCGCCATCGCCCTTGATCTTGAGGAGACGCCACTCGCCGCCCCGCATCACGCGATAACGCGGCTCCAGCTTCAGGCCGTAGTCGCCGTCTTCGACCTCGTGCCATTCAAGAACCGTGACGGCGACCGGCACCCGCTTCCGGCCGACGCGGGCCACCCTCCAGTTGAGAACGTTGCGGCGCTCGGCCACAGAGAACACCGGCCGGCGGCCCTGGGCCAGCTCGGCGGCCCTGCTCTCGGGCACCCCCGGCGGCATGTCGGCCATCAGGAGGCAGCCGCCATCGCGGAGCACCAAGGCATCGGCGCCGAGGCCCCAGGCCTTGAGGCTGTTGCCCTCGCCGTCAATGTCCTGGGCTGCGTCCAGAAGCCCCTTCTGCACCCCTCGAAGCTGGTAGCGGCTCAGCACCCCCGCGAAGGCGCTCACGCCATCACGGAAAAACGACGGGTAGCTGCTGCGCTTCAGGCGAGCCTGGTAGGCCTCCTTGGGCTCGCCGGCCTCCTTGGGGAGGTGCCGCAGCTTCGCATCACCCCGCAGCAGCTCCCAGCAGTCCGCCACTAGGTCCAGGTCCGCCATGGACTCCGCCACCTTGGGGTGACGGAATGACGGCAGATCGCCCTTATCGGTTGGATGGGTGATCGCCTGCCGCACCGGTGCCGCCTATTCCTGCTGGCTGAGTTTTCCCGCTCTGGCCCTCGTCGTGACAGGGGCCAAACAGTACCAACTGCTCGGCCGCCTGCAGGATCTCAGCGGGCCCAGTCAGCCGCCTGCGAGGGGAGCCCCCTGCTGCATCGGTATCGCCTGCTGGGAGCTCCAAGGCCAGCGCCTGCTGTTCAGGGGTAGGGTTCAACCGCTCGCCTCGGATGATGCCCTGGGCCATGCGCAGGAACTGCCCGTGCGGCATTCGGGCCAGTTGTTGCCGCTTCGGGGTGTCCCACGCAGCCTCCAGCATCTGCCGATCTGCCCAGCCCATCGCGGCGTGGGCTTCATCGGCGATCCGCATGGCCTCGTTCAGCTCATCAAAGCTCTCAATCTCATCCCAAGGATCGGGCTCGCAGGTGGCGTGGAGGGTGTCAGGGTCCAGGCAGCGGGTAGCCCCCTGCGCCTCCAGGATCGCCTCAACCTCCTCACGCCCGAGCCCGGTGGCCTCCACCACGGCCGATAGGGTGGCCCCCTCCCCGGCCAGACGGCGCACCGTGGGCGCCTTGTCCCGCCAGCGATCGGGAAACTTCACCCCGCTGCTGTGACCTCGATCCCGCAGCCACTGGGCCATGGCGCCCCGGATGAAGGGCACCACGCACGTGCTCAGCTTGAACGGTTCACCGGTGGCTGGGTTCTTCCGCTCGGGGTCATACCGGCGGCAGCCCTTCAGCAGGCCCGCGGCGGCCACCAAAAACAGGTCATCGAATGGCATCCGGGTGGACCGGGCCATCCGGTTTGCCATGGACCGGGCCAGCAGGAGATTGTCTGCGGCCAGTTGCTCCGACCACGGCGTAGGCGCCGGGAACCTTCCAAGCCGCCCCAGATCAGGACACGGTTCAGGCCGGATCTTGGTGCTGCGGGCGGCCCTGGGGCGCCGGGTCGTAGCAGGCATGTTCAATTCACCGGCGAATCAGGCCTGATTTCAGTGCCATTATCGCGTCATCTGACCATCCCTGCTGTCGCAAAGCATCAGCATCCACCGGCTGGGGTGTGGCGCCATGGCCCCAGGAAACGGTGCTGAAGCTCAGTGGGCCGGAGCCGATCAGGTAGATCAGGAGCTGGCTGGTCTGATCAACAATGTCATCAAAGGTGGCGGCAGGGAACTGGATCAACTGATCCACCACCTTGGTGCTCCAAGGAGCAGAGCGCGGCAGGAACACGCGGCCGGCATTCACCTCCACGCTGGCGGCATTGGCGCGGCTCTCCTTGGACCCCATCGCCCCGGCGCCGGCCTCCACCACGCGGTAGCCATGGGCGGCAGCGGTGACGGTTTTAATCACGGCGGCACCGTTGGCCCGCTTCTCAATCAGGAGCTCCCCGAACCCATGCCGGCGGTGCATGGCCTTGATCATCGCCACGGTGGCCGGGAAGTCGAGCCGCTCATCCACCAGATCCAGCAGCCAAGCCCCCTCCACGGTCTGCCCCCACAGGCCCATGGCCACCATGTCGCTCCCTTCGGTGTTATCAAAGGAGCAGTCCACCGAAAGGATCGTGCGCAGGAAGGCTCGCGGCAGCAGGGCATCCGCCTCGTCCCCAGGCCAGGCAGGGCAGCCGTAGAACCGCAGGCGATCACGGAAGAAGATCGTGCCCTTGCCGGTGCTGGGGCGCTGCTGGTAGACGCTCTCCCAGTCGCGATCTGGGGTGTTGGCCCGCTTGCGTTGGATCCACCGCTCGTTGAAGCGCTCAGGGTCCAAGGCTTCGCCGGGTTGGCGCGGGTCAGGCTCGCGGCTGACGGTGGCCGGGAGCGGTTTGGCCTCGTGGGCAGGCACGGCCTCAATCGGCAGGCTGACCACGTGCCACCGCTCGCAGTCGGCTTCTAGGCCCTCCTTCTCCAGCTCCAGGTTCTTGCCCAGCAGGTAGCCGATCAGGTCGGCCTCATGCCAGCGGGTGTGAACCACCACCACAGACGCGCCGGGTTCTTCGCGGGTGCTGAGCACCGAATCCCACCAGTTATGAACCTGCCGCCGAAACGCGGCGCTCTCGGCCTGCTCGCGGCCCTTGATCGGGTCATCGATGAACAGGCGGTGTCCGGGCTTGCCGGTGCCCTTGCCGATGCCGGCGGTCCAGTTGGTTCCAATCCCGTCCACGGTGCCCCATTCCTCCTTGCCCGAGAGGCTCGGCCGCAGGATCCCGCCAGAGGCCAGGAAGTAGCCTTTCGCGTCATCAGAGAAGCCAACGGCGAGGTCTTGCGACTGACAGCAGATCCCATTGGAGCGATCGGGGAACCTCCGCAGGCAGTAGCCCGGCAGGAACCGGCTGAAGATCGTGGATTTCCAGTGCCGTGGGGGGAGCTCCACTATCAGCCGCGGCAGCTCGTCATCGGCCACGCGCTGAGCCAGATCGATCAGCCGCAGGGTGTGACGGGTGAAGGGGAACCGCGGGAAGGACGTGGCGATGTAGGTGCGGAAGTCGGCGGTATAGGGCTCCACAGCCGCCGGGATCGCCTCCTCTGCCGCCCTGGCCTCCTGCACCTCCCGCATCACGGGAAAGCCGCCCCAGTCGTGGGCGGCAGCGTGGTGCATGAGGTTGAGGGGCATCAGTCTGCCTGTCCCTCCGGCTCCCGCGCTGTCGCCATGCAAGCGGCCATTGCAATGTTATCAGGATCAGGTGACACTCGCAGGTAAACGTCTCTTTGCGCGGCTTTAGCTAGTTCGGTAGCCTTTGTTTTTGCATACTCCCATGCCTCTTGATACGTTGACCAAGATTTATTTGTCCAAAGAGTTATCCACTCTCCGTCTTGGTCGATTTCAATTTGGTATAGCTTTGGCTTTAGGTATAACCAAGCGGGCTCTGACGGCTTTCCTACAGCGATTGATTCCAACCAAGCAGCTTCCAGTGGGCATCCAGCCTCAAAGCGATACGGTGATTCGCGCTCGCAATCGGCCCTGGTTAAATACCAGCCGCGCACAATCCGGCCAGCCGAGTTCACTGAATACCTTAAAAGGCGTCTTCCGCTGCACCAAGTTCCACCGGAGCGGCTTCTAAAAAATGACTCGCGCCCCCATGGGTAGTTGGGATCTTTTCTGCAGTTAGGCGTCCAGATCAAAGCAACTTCTGTTTTAAGCCGATCAAGGTCAAGTGTTGAGCCCCTGGTGACCGCTTCAACTCCGTAGGGAAGCGCCAGCAAAGCGGCCTCGTCACCTCCAACATCGATTCCCTTAATCATGTTGTGAGGATGGGTCCACATTCTCAAACCCTCGCTACGGTGACGCCACTCGCCTGCCCCTGGTACTTCCCATCCCCATAGGGCCGATCACAGGGCACCCCCTCAAAGAACAGCGCCTGACAGATCCCCTCATTCGCGTAGATACGGCAGTCGGCGCCGCTGCTGTTGCTGATCTCCACGGTCAGGTGGCCCTCCCAGCCGGCCTCGCCGGGGGTGGTGTTCACGATCACGCCGCAGCGGGCGTAGGTGCTCTTGCCGATGTAGAGCGCGGTCACGTGGGCAGGCAACGCTTGGCGCTCGATCACCACGCCAAGGGCGTAGGTGTGGGCCGGGAGGATGAAGAAGGCGCCGCGCTTGTCCTCGTGGAGCTCCGCCGGGGCAAGGCAGCGGTCATCAAAGCTCTTGGGGTCCACGATGAGGCCTGGCACGTGCCGAAACACGCGGAAATCGTGCGGGGCCAGGCGGAGGTCATAGCCGTAGGAGGAACAGCCGTAGGAGATCGCCGCAGCGGCAAGCTGGCTGGCCCCATCGGCTGTCTCCCCGATGATGATGCGCCTCACCTTTGCCGGTTCAAACGGGCTGATCATGCCCTGCTCCGCAAGCTGCCGAATGCGCCAATCAGGCATGGAACCGCCGCGATTGGCGAGGCGGATGGTGCCGGCGTTGGGGAGGAGCGCCTCCCTCTCGTTGTCATTCATGGCCGGTACAAGCGGGCGGGACGTTGGCGCCGCTTCTGCTGGGCTGCAGCGAGGCGCTCAGCAGGGGTGGCCGGTGCCTCTGGGCTCCAAGCGGCCTCAAAGCGGGCGGGCTCACCCTCGGCCGCAGGGCGGCGGATGATGCGAGGCGGTGAAGATTGCGGCATGGGGGTGGGGTTGGCTGAGATCGGGATAGGGGTCACCACTTGACGCGGTTCGCCCAATAGGCGGCGCCCATGGGGCCCTTGGCGATGTTCTTGGCATGGCGGGCCTGGAAGCTGGCGCGGCGGGTCTTCTGGGCTGCGGTGCGCGGGTGTTTCCCGGCACCCTTTACCCCCTGCTGCCCGAACCGGATCAGCCGGACCTTGACGCCCTCCTTTGCCAGGACCGCATGGCTCTTGGTGGGGTGTTGGGGGGTCCGCTTCGGCTTGTTGAAGCCGGCGAAACTCTCGCCTCGAATGGTGATGGACATGGGATCAAACCTCCTCCATGGGAATCGTGACAGGGGCAGCCTCCTTGATGCGGCGGCGCAGTCGGCGGCTCCAGTGGAGTCCAGCGGCCACGCCCAGCAGCGGGGCAGGGCCTGGGGCGCCGGGTGCGTTAATCGGCTTGCAGATTTCCGGTCCCACCACATATTCGGTGCAAAGGATTGTGGGGCCAGGCACAGGAACAAAGGGCCCCAACGAGCTGGGGTCAAACAGTAGGGCCAGAGGAAGAACAAACATTGGTTATTCGGGAAGTAAGGGCGGAGAGAGGGGGGTTGCTTATGGCGCGGGTGGGGGTGGTGAAACAACGGGATTTCCGGTGTTTCGGTCGGCCTCCTCCCGCAGCCACAGCGAGCAGCCGTGCTGCCCGCGCTGATCAAGCCACGCCGCCACCTCGCGGATTGCGGCGCGGGCAGCCTTGTCTTCTGACGTGAATCCGCTGTCTTCTGGCTCAACCTGGGCAAGCGCTAGTCCCACTTTTTCCGCCAACCCCCCGGCAGGCGCGGGCGGCAGGGTGGGCTGGGCGGCTGGGGGCTGGGCGGCGCCGTGCTGGCGGCCCAAGTCGTAGATGGCGCGGATGGCGGGGCCAAAGCCATGCTCTGGACCATCGTTGTAGACCCTGCACAACTCCTCATCCGTGGCCACCGGGGCGGGCTCGGGGGTGGGACCAACTGCCGAGGATTCCTTGGCAGTTGACTGCTGCAACGCAGCCTCCAGCAGCTCAATCCGTTCTAAAACGTGCAACAACACCTGGGAGTACGTCGCTCCGTGAACGCGAGCGCTTTGTTGAAGCCAAGCCATTCCCTCCGCAGGGATGGGTTCGATTTCAGGAGGC